GGGCGCGTGAGCGCCATCGACTATAAGGCGGGAACTTATGAGGTGACCTACTTTGACCGGGGGAAAAGCGTGACCCGCCAGATCAACGCCATCAGCAACGGCGAGTACAAGATGCCCAGCATCGGGCAGGTGGTGAGCGTGAGCCACAACAGCAACGGAGCTGCGGCGGGAACCACCACCGGAACGGTGTGGAACAAGACCAACACCCCGGCGGAGGGCTACAAGGGCCTGTTCCGAAAGGAGTACGCCGCGCGAAGGGGACTGGCTTATGAGCGCTACGACGAGAACACCGGCGTTTACACCCAGTATGTGAACCGGCGGACGGGGCGCAACTGCAACGGCGAGATATACGACGAGGCGAAAGGCGCAATCAGCCTTGTGGCGGGCGGGCAGTTTCAAGCCAAGAGCAGCGCCGCCAGCATGAGCCTGAACGCCAAAACCGGCGTCGGCATCGTGGCGGGGACAACGGTGAGCATCGAGGCAGGAACCTTTGTGAGCATCGAGGCCACAGGCGCTTTGAGCGTGACGGTGGGAGGCAAGTACACATTCGCTGCAAAAAAAGGCGCAAAGATCGAGGTGGAGGGCGGAGACGCGGAGATCACCATAAACGGTGCAACTGTAAAGGTGACGGAGGCCGGGGATGTGGAGATCGGAAGCCCCACCAAAATCAGCCTGACGGCCCCGGAGATCAACGCAACGGCGGCGAGCGGGGACATCACCATCAACGGCGTGAGCCTCGTAAACCACACGCACATGAGCGGCGCAGTGGGAAAGCCGGATAAGTAAGGAGGGGCGAAAAGTGGCATTGGGAAGCTACATGGGCATGACGTTCACGGTGAGCGACCGGCGCATCCTGACACCGAGCGGGCTGAAAGGCCAAGGGGGCAGCGATTGGGCGACCCACAACCGGACAGGCGCACGGGCGCGGAGCCAGTGGATTGCCCCGAAGCTGCGGAAATACCAGTTCGATCTTTTGCTGCGGGCGCAGGACGGGGTAAACCCGCGAAGTGTTCTGCGGCATTTTCAGCGCATGGCGGAGACCAACGCGGCGGACTGGTTCATCGTGGGCGGCTCGCCGGTATCGCCGTATCCGTTCAAGATCACGGACATCAGCGACGAGTGGGGCGCGGTGCTGCACGGCGGCGCGATGGTGGAGTGCAAGGTGAGCCTGACCATCGAGGAATACCTGTAAGGAGGCAGCCATGTTATCAACGGAAAACGCGGTGATCGAGATACTGCCGGGGAGCGCGAACGACAGCACGGCGGCGGAGGTGTACCGCAATTTGCAGGTGCTTTACGCCACGAGGGCCGGAGAGCAGGCGCTCGACCGGGAGTTCGGCATCGACGGAACGATCATCGACTGCCCGCAGGAAAATGCGCAAGTCCTGCTGGCGGCGGAGTATGTGCGCAAGACAGAACAGTATGAGCCACGGGCGCGTGTCGTCCGTGTGGAATGGACTGCGGGAAAATCGCAGGACGGAAATATGACGCCAAAGGTGGTGATCGAGCTTGTCTAATATCGCTGAATTGGCAAACTGCCCGGAGCTGAGCTTCATCGAAAGCATGACTTTGCAGGAGACGGAAGAACAGCTCCGTGAGCTGTACACCAAGTATTACCGGGAGGCCACGGGTAAGGAGCCGGAGATCGGCGAAGCCGACCCGCTGAACCTGCTGATGAAAGCCTTTTGCGCGATGGAGTATCAGACGATGCAGTACGCCGACGCAAAGGGACGGATGGAAATGCTGAAAACCAGTACCGGAGACGCGCTGGATGCGCTGGCCGCTCTTGTGGGGCTGACGCGCAAGGAGGCAAACCGGGCCACGGCGACGGTGCGCTTTACGCTTTCGCAAGAGCAAAGCGGCGCGACGGCCATTCCGACGGGAACGCGGGTCAAGAGCGAGGACGGGAAATACTTCAACACCGTGGAATACGGCGAGATAGCGGCGGGAGAGACCTACACCGACGTGGTGGTGCAGGCGGAGGAGGCCGGAGCGGATAGCAACGGCATTCTGTCCGGCGGCATCAAGATACTGGTTGACCCCATCGCCTATGTTGCAAGCGTGAGCAACACCACACCAAGCACCGGCGGACTGGACGCAGAGGACGACGACAGCCTGACACGACGCATCTACCTCGCCCCAAGCGTGTATAGTTGCGCCGGGCCGCGCGATGCCTATGAATACTACGCACGGGAGTGGCGGGGCGATGTAGCTGACGTGCGCATCGTCAGCCCGCTACCGGACGAGGTAAATATCTACTTCGTGATCGAGGACGAGAACGGACTGCGCGTCCCAAACAGCACAGAACTGACGGCCATGGCGGCCTATCTGGACGACGAGACCATCCGCCCGCTGTGCGACAAGGTGACGGCGCTGGCTCCGGGCGAGGTGGAATACGCCATCACCGTGAAATACTGGATCGCGGAAAGCGACCAGCGAAGCGTGAGCGAAATACAAAACCGCATCTCGGCGGCGGTGGCGGACTTCCAGACATGGCAAAGAAAGCTGGGACGGGACATCAACCCCACGGAGCTAATTGCCCGGCTGCGGGAGGCGGGGGCCAAGCGGGTAACGCTGACAGCCCCGGTGGACACCGTGATCAAGGCAACGGAGTTGCCGAAATGCACCGGCGCGACCGTGACCTACGGAGGGCTGGAGGATGATTAAAGGGCTGAGAGATGCGCAGATCGCGGACGGTCTGCCCCACGTCCTCGCGGAGCAGCCGTGGGTCATGGCGCTATCACTGGCGATGCTGGAGCTGCACCGGAAAACGATGGACTACATCGACGCAAGCCAAATCTATACCGCCATCGACACTGTGGCGGAGGAGGTGCTGGACGCACTTGCCGTCAACTGGAAGCTCGACTGGTACGACACGAGCTATGACATCGAGCAAAAGCGCAGGATCGTAAAATCCGGCATGACTATTCGCCGCACCATGGGAACCGTGGCAGCGGTGAGCCAAACGGTCACGTCGGTGATCGGACAGGGGCGAGTGGAGGAATGGTTCGAGTACGGCGGGAGACCGGGGTGCTTTCGCATCGTGTGCGACAACACAGAGGACGCGGTGACGGCCATTGAGGAATTCAGGCGCATCTTAGAACCGGTCAAGAGGGCGTCGGCGTGGCTGGACGGCGTGACGTTGCAAACAAGGGCGGAGCATCATCTGTACACCGGTTTCGCGGTGCGTGTCGGGCGGATCGTGTCAGTGGGGTGCGAGATTCCGGCGGCGCTGGACGTGACCTACATGACAGATGAGACGGGAAACCTGTTGGCCGACGAGACTGGAAATCGGATCATTGACGAGGAGGTATGAACATGGCACTAAAACTGACGCCCTCCGGCACAGACCTGCTGCTGCGGGCTATTGCTGGGGAGGTAAATATTAAATTTACGGCAATCCAGTTGGGCAACGGCGCGGACGCGGGGAAAAGTGCGGCGGCGCTGTCCAATCCGCTGCTGACGGCAGAGATCAGCAGCTATGAGGTTGGGGATGTATTCGTGACCTTGCGAACCACTTTCAGCAATTCGCAGGTGAGCGCAAGTTTCAGGGCGACGGAGGTTGGCGTACTGGCGCATGATCCGGATACGGCGGATGGGACTTTACTGTACGCCTATCAGTACACGCCGGAGGGAGAAAGTGACTACATCCCCGCCAGCGCCGACAAGGTGCTGGAGACGCAGATGGACGTTTTGGTATACATCGGAGACGCCGAAAATGTGACAGCCTCCATCTCCCAAAGTCTGGTGTACGCCAGCCGCGCAGATCTGGAGGCCCATGTAAAAAACATGGACAACCCGCACAAGGTCACAAAGGAGCAGGTGGGACTGGGGAACGTACCGAACGCAGCCACCAACGACCTGACGCCGACCTACAACGAGGCAAGAGCACTCGTGGGGATGAAATCCGGGGAAAAGCTGTCTATCGCGCTCGGCAAGCTCGCAAAGGCGGTGAGCAGCCTGATCGCCCACATGAAAAACGGCGAGAATCCGCACAAGGTCACGGCGAAGCAGGTGGGCGCGGCGGCGGCAAGCCACAAACACAGCACCAACGACCTGACCGGCGGCGTGCTGGGCGTTGCCCGCGGCGGAACGGGGGTGACTGGGTATGACAAGCTCAAAGAAAAGATCGGATCTCCACGGTCGGCCCGCTTCGTAGTCGGGACAAGCGTCTCCGGATGGAAAAAAAGCGACTGCGACTATCTCTGCGACGGGACTGACGACCAAGAGGAAATCAATGCCGCGCTTGCCGCACTGCCGGACAGCGGCGGAACAGTGATCATTTTGGACGGAGATTACAGCATCAGCGAAAATATCACCATTGCGCACACGGGCACTGAGTTGGCAGGCAACGGTGGAGCGGTGATCACAGGCACTGCAAACCAAATCTATGTAGTTTGCGGGAAAAATGATTGCTATATTCATGGCTTGACGGTTGCCGGACCGTCCGGCGAGTTCAACTGCGACAGAATCAAAATCATAGGATTGCGAACGACCGTTGAGAATTGCCGCACCATCCGAGGCGGAATTTCTATGCAGTACTGCACGAACTGTATTGTTCGAGGAAACTATGTCGGCAATAGCGGGGGAAAAATTTCAGGAATTGATGTAGCATACGGATCGGAAAATCTGATCGCCAACAACATCATTGGGGGATATTTTGCGATATACGCCCAAAACACGAAAGGGCTGGCGATAATCGGGAACGCGATCGATATGACCTCGGGTGATGGGATATACGCAGCAAACACCAGAGGTATCAGCATCACCGGAAACATTATTCGCAGTAATAAAGAAAAAGGTGGAACGCAAGAGGCGCTAAGTACGGTTAGATGCAGAAATGTCACAGTGTCAGGAAACTATATGGAGGACGCATACGGCGGCTGTTATCAACTGCTGAACATACAAACAACAAAGAACTTTGTTCTTACCGGAAACACGTTCATCAAAAAATGGGAATCCACCGATGTCGGACATATATGGGAGTGTGAAAACGGCATCGTGCGCTTAAACAACGTGATCGGAGCGAGCGGAATCACAACCGGATTCAGAGTTGAAAATAATACAGACGTTACAATCTTGGATAACCTTGTGTCCGAATACGACGAAACAGCAGACGTGTAAGGAGGAGAATAACACATGGCAACGGTGAAATTGACGGACAAGCCTGTGGTGCAGGAATTGATGGACGGCGATCAGGTGGTGCTGATCCAGAACGGCGCCGTCCGGCGCATCCCGGCGGAGAAGGTGGGCAGGCAGACGCCCACCATTGACCTGTATTCCGCGGGTGTAAATGTAGACATAGCGCAATTGGGGGAAAACCTCCCATGCGAGGTATCCACAGACATTGTGACCCAGCTTGTGGCTGCCGCCAAAAACGGTGGAGCGCTGCTCAAATTCGGGTACGTGGAAAATGAAATACACTTACCGGTACAGGCATATTTGGTTGGTATCGCAGTTGAAGCCATGGAGGTGTACGAGTTCAGCGGCAAGGTGTTTTACGGTTCGTTGGGCGTCAATGTTGTTTTCACTGTGCAGTTGCAAGATAGCAATACCCAAATATATTCTTGCTGCACAATCGACCAACCGCTGCTACCAATCCCGGAACCGTCTGACGACGGGGCGTTTTTAAGAGCGCAAAACGGCGAATGGGTGATGGCGCAGGTCCCCACGGCGGAGGAGGCGACGTTTTAATGGCAGAGTATCTGGTACAAAATGAAAGCCTCACGGCGATCGCGGACGCTATCCGCGCGAAGGACGGCAGTGCGGACAAGCTGACGCTCGCGCAGATGCCGGAGAAGATCGCGGGCATCCAGACCGGGACGGATACGAGCGACGCGACGGCGGCGGCAGGCGACGTGCGCAAGGGCAAGACCGCCTACGCCAAGGGGCAGAAGCTGGTTGGCACGCTGGAGGAGAGCGGGGGCGGCACGTCCTATGTGGTCGGCACGCCGGTGTCGTTCACGCTCACCGGCTGGGACCCTGCGGTGCAGGGAACGACCTACAAGCTGAAAGCCGTGGGCTATAAGCCCGGCGCGAACGGCGTGCAGTTGGGGCTGCCGTCCGATTCCTCCACCGCCAACACGCAGGCGGTGGTCGCGTCAGCGTTGACCATCGCGAACACGAACGTCACTGCGCCTGACAAGGAGAAGAACGTGGCCGGATTCACCGAGATCTCCATTCCCGCCGTGAACGCGCCGAGCCGCGAGTTGACCGTTGCCATCTTCGGGCTTGCGGAGGTGGAGCGAGTTAAGGTGACAGCGCCCGCCGTTGTGGGCATCCCCGCGCCCATCGCGGGAGAAAAACCTGTGTACGGCATCAATGGAGAGCAGTTCACCGGCACGATCACATGGACGCCCGACCTGATCGACAGCAAATTTGGCCCGCAGACTGTCTACACCGCCACCATCACGCTGACACCGAAGGTCGGCTACACCCTTAGCGGCGTGGCGGCGAACTTCTTCACGGTAGAGGGTGCGACAAGCGTCAGCAATGCCGCAAACAGTGGCGTAGTCACCGCCACATTCCCGCAAACCGGCACGGCGGTCGTGTGGGAGAATGATCTATGGAACGTCACAACGCCTGAAACTGGGAAGAATCCTGTCTTGACATTTGAAAAACCAAACTATACCGGCAAGGTCGTGTGGTCTCCCGAGGCGTCTACATTCGCCGCGTCCACAGTTTACACCGCGACTGTCACGCTGACTCCAAAAGAAGGGTTCACTTTTGACGGTATTCCAGAGAACTTCTTCAAATGTGGTGGCGCGACCAGTGTGACCAATGCTGCGAACAGCGGTGTAGTTACGATTGTATTCCCGGCGACAAAGGAGGCTAAATCGTGAATGAGCTGAATCACGTTGCCGTCATTGCCGACGGGAACGGACGCTGGGCAGAGCGGCGGGGTTTGGAGCGCTCCATTGGGCACGAGCAGGGCTTGAACAAGGTGGAGGACATGATGCACTGGTGCGTGGACATGGGCATTCCGGCCCTGTCCGTCTACTGCTTTTCGTGGGAGAACTGGAACCGGCCCAAGGAGGAAGTGGACGCGCTCTTTTCCATGGCGAACCGGTATTTTGAACGGTATCAGGAATTTGTGGAAAACAACATCCGCGTTCTCATTTCCGGGACGGACAAGCGCGTGTCGCCTGAGAGCATCGAAAAAATGGAGCGCATCCAGCAGGAGACCGCCCACTGTGACGGCCTGACGCTGAACCTGTGCTGCAACTACTCCGGTCGAATGGAGATCGTGGACGCCATTGCCAAGGGCGCACGGACAGAGGAGGAGATCACGGCGGCGCTATATCAAAATCTGCCGGAGCCGGACCTCATCATCCGCACGGGCGGCTTTCAGCGGCTCTCCAATTTTCTGCTGTGGCAGTCCGCCTATTCAGAGCTTTATTTTACCGAAACGCTGTTCCCGGACTTTTCCGCAGGCGAGTTCCGCCACGCGGTGAAGCGGTACGGGGGCATCAGAAGAAAGCGGGGCGGGGTATGAGCTACACATCCAATCAGTACAAGTATTTACTTGTAAAGCGTCTCCAGCGGCATTTTTCCATGAAGAATGCCGAAGACAGGATTTATACGCAGAACTTCTTTTGTGCGCTGTTTGACGAATCCGTGACCGTGACGGAGGAGGCATACAACAACTTCTGCCGCCTGATGGACGATAATCTCGCGTTTTGCGCTGAAAAAGGCTGGTACGAATGCGAAAAAATCAATACCAGTGATGAAGCCGCTAAAGAACAAGGCGTTTTGTTGATTAACGCATTTGCGGAAATTGGTATTGCAATGGAAATCGGCTCAGGCAGCGCCAGTTTTACAAAGCCAAACGGAAAGGTTATGAAATACACGGTCGACCCGACCGGTAGGAACTATTTCTACATCAACGCAAGGGCGGGTACGGAATACCGATACGCCAAGGCGTCCGCTCCCGCCTACAATATGCAGGGGATGGACGTGCCGGAGGGGTTGGATGGTTTCAAAAGAGCTGGCAACGGGACATATTGGCGCTACAACGCGGAGACAAAAACCGTGACGATCTCCGGCGAGGGCTCCCTCGACAGAGTTCCAGAGGAGCAAATTTTAGGAGAAAAGTACACCACGGTGATTTGCGGCGCTGGGGTTTCTCGGTTACTTGATTATAGCATGTCAGTGGATGGCGCGGTCTTGGTGCTCCTGCGGCCGCGTGACGCCGATATGGAGATCGAACCCCATTTTAACGCGGGCGGTGGCACCTGCGGAGACACCTATTACAAAACCGTCGTTTACACGGACTGCGCCGCTGCCATCGCAGCACTGAGCACGGAGGAGCAGTCGAAATACGTCACACTGCACAGCCTATCTGAATGGGAGGGGTAAGGATGCACTACAAAAGATTGAACGCGGAAGATGCGTTTGCAGAGATTGCGCGGCTTGAGCGCGTGCAAGAGGACGGTGTGGTCGTCAACATTGCGGAAAAGCACTGGGTCGGGTCAGCGCCGGACGACGCGTTCGGCGACACCGTGCGGGAATATGATATGCCGGTGTTCCACAGTGACTATCGTCCCGGCATGGTGGATCTCGTTTTTCCCGGTGACCTGTGCATCTGCGTGGTGGAGAAAAACCGCAGTCGCGCCGGAGACCGCATCCTCCGCGCGGCGTGCGACTATCTCACCGCGCGAGGCATCCCGGCAGTGGTCAACGGCAGTGACTTTCTCATCGCGGATATGGAGGCGCGAAAGCTATACAAAATCGGCAGCTACGGCGATCTTCCGGTCGGCGGGATGTGGGAGGCTACGGTGCATATCTCCATTCACGCGGATATGGAGCTGATCGAGGCTTGCCGCGACGAACCGCCGGAAATGACGCGCATTGGGCTTGACCGGTACGGCGTGACGGCGGAGGAACTTTTGGCGGCGATCTCAGGGGGGATCAAGGAGGACGTGACATGGCAGCGGCGGTAATTGGGCTGAACTGGATCGATCTCATTTGCACGCTTTGGGCGCTGCGGGGCGGCTGTGCGGAACTGAATCCCCTGCTACGGAGCGTCGTCACGATGGTTTGGTACAAAATTGCAATCGTGCCGCTGCTGGTACTGGTTCTTACCTGGCAGGGCACAAAGGAGGCGCGGCGGGGGCTGCGTATCTGCGCAATCGTGTACGGTGCGGTGTGCGTGTGGCACGCGGTCGGAATTTGGATGGTGAAATGATGGAGGGGACGATGGAGCATTACGATGACGCGGCGATCGCGCTGATTGACGCGCGAGGGAAAAGCAACACGCACCGCATCAACGAGCTGGCCGAGCATCAGGCCGCGCTTGATAGGCTCGCTGCATCGGTCGAGGTGCTGGCAACAAAGCAAGAGACGGTCGAAGGCGACGTGAAGGAGATCAAGGAGGACGTGAAGACCATGACAGGCAAGGCGGGGAAACGATGGGACAGCATCGTGGACAAGCTGCTCGCCGTGCTCGCGGGGGCGTTCCTCGCGTGGCTGATATCGGGAGGGATGGCATGATGAATGATTTTGCTGAGGTGGCAGTTGCCATCATTGTGGGCGCGGCCTTGCTGGGCGGCGCGGCGGCCATCAAGGGTATCCGTACATCAAGGAGGACTGACATGGCGGGAAAGCGAACGCAGGCAAAGACGAAAGGCCGGAGGAATCGCATGGGAACCATGGACTTTATTCTGCTGATCGTCTTTTTGTGTCTGACGGTATTTACGATTGCCATGATCGTGCTGTTTACCGTGTACGGCTCCGTGCCGGATACGCTGATCACCTGTGTGTTTGCCACGCTGGGCGGCGAATGCGGCATCCTCGGATGGATAAAGACCACCAAGGAGAAGAAGCAGGAAAGGCGGTGGCAGCTTGCGGACATGAGACGGGAAAAGGAGGAGGCGGAACGGATTGCACAGCAGACAGAGGAACCGTGAGGAGGGATAGATCATGCTGGCAGGAAAAAATAACGAGGAGAAAATCTGGAATTATCTGAAAGGCGCGGGGCTGAACGACTTCGGCACCGCCGGTCTGATGGGAAACCTGTATGCGGAGAGCGGCCTTATCCCGAACAACGTGGAGAACCTATACGAAAAAAGACTTGGCATGACCGACGCAAGCTATACGGCGGCGGTGGACAGCGGCAAGTATCAGTTCTTCGCAACGGATAAGGCGGGCTACGGCCTCGCCCAATGGACGTACTGCTCCCGCAAGGCAGAGCTGCTGGACTATGCCCAGTGCTGCCGAAAGAGCATCGGCGATCTGGAAATGCAGCTTGATTTCCTGATGAAAGAGCTGCGGGAGGACTATAAGGCGGTACTGGCCGTGCTGAAAACGGCTGGAAGCGTCCGGGCAGCATCGGACACGGTGCTGCTGAAATTTGAGCGCCCGGCAGATCAGAGCGAGGCGGCGCAGGCAAGACGGGCTGCGTTCGGCCAGCGGTATTATGACAAGTATGCGGCAGGGAGCGCCGCAGGAAGCGGAGGAAAGCCTATGACGGAACAGGAACAGCGGCAGATAATCGTGAGCATCGCCCAGAGCTACATCGGATGCAAAGAGAGCGACGGGAGCCACAGGAAGATCATCGACCTGTACAACAGTCACAAGCCGCTGGCCCGTGGCTACGTCGTGAAGTACACGGACGCATGGTGCAGCACGTTCGCAAGCGCCGTCGCCATCGCGGCGGGAATGACCGACATCATCCCGACGGAGTGCGGCTGCGGAAAGCACATCGAGCTGTTCAAAAAGATGGGGAGCTGGCAGGAGGACGACGCTTATGTGCCGAAGCCCGGCGACTATATTTTCTACGACTGGCAGGACAGCGGCGTGGGAGACTGCATCGGAAGCGCCGATCATGTGGGCATCGTGGAAAAGGTCAGCGGGACATACATCACCGTCATTGAGGGCAACTACTCTGACAGCGTGAAGCGCCGCACCATTTCTGTGAACGGACGGTACATTCGCGGCTACGGCGTACCGAAGTACGGCGGAAAGGAGGCGACCGGCGGCGGGACTGCGACGGACGCTGCACCGGCCAAGGGCGGCGGGTGCAAGGTGGGTGACATCGTGACATTCACCGGCGAGAGGCACTACACCAGCGCAAACAGCACCGTGGGCAAACCGTGCAAGCCGGGCAAGGCCAAGGTGACACAGGTGTACCAGCCGCTTGTGAGCAGGCATCCGTATCACCTTGTCGCCGTGAGCGGCGGCGGAAGCACCGTGTACGGCTGGGTGGACGCGGCAGACATCAAGACCGAAGCGGCGGCGCTGGCCGTGGGCGATCAGGTGAAGATGGACAAGGCTGCCACAGTCTACGGCACCACGCGCAAGTTTTCCTCGTGGGTGTACAGCGCAAAGCTGTATGTCCGGGCAATCAGCGGCGACCGCATTTCAGTTTCCACGCTGAAAAGCGGAGCGATCACAGGAAACGTGGACAAGAAATATCTGACGAAAGTGTAAGGAGGTACACACCATGACACAGATCATTCCCAACATCATCAACATTGTCATTGAGGCCATTTTTGCCATCCTCGGCCTGTTCTTCACCGGCGTGGCCGTTCCGTGGCTGATCAAGACCGGCATCCCTTGGCTGAAAGACAAGCGCCTGTACGGCATTGTCACCATTCTGGTCAAGGCAGCGGAGAAGCAGCGCGAGGCCGGTACGCTAACCATCCCGAAGTACGATTATGTGGAGCAGATGCTTGAAGCAAAGGGAATTAAGGTCACGGCAGAGGTAAAGGCCATGATCGAGGCGGCGGTTAAGGAACTGGACATCGCCGTGGACAGCGCAATCGGTACGCTGGGCGGCATTTTTGTGGAGGACAACCCCGGCAAAACGGACGGAGAAAAGGAACTGAATAACTGAAATTATCCCCCGGCTGCTATACTCATAGATATAGCGGTCGGGGGATTTTTTGTGTGCATACACCGAAAAAATGCTGTTGCACAATGCGGATTTTGTGGGTATCATAATAAGGCAAAAAGCGACAGAGCGGAACGGGAACCCCGACACCGCCCTGTACGGATGATCGGGAAAGGGGGCTTTACGATGCAGACCGGAAAGAGAACCTTTAAGCATCTGAGCAGGAACGACAGGCTGCGGATTGAGAAGTGGCAGCGCATGGGCATGAAACCGCGCGAGATTGCGGAGAAGCTGCGCGTCCACATTTCAACCGTGTATCGGGAATTGAAGCGCGGGGAGTATGAACGGCTGGACGGCGGGACATGGGAAATGGTGACGGCATACAGCCCGGACATCGCGGAAGCGCGGTATCAGGAACACTTGCGGGAGAAAGGGCCGGACTTGAAGATCGGCAAAGATCACGAGCTGGCAAACTACATTGAGACAACGATCACGGAGCGGGAATGCAGTCCTGCCGCTGTCCTCGGATATGCAATGCTGGAGGGGCGGACATTCGAGACATCCGTTTCCGTTACGACGATCTACAGCTACATCAAAAAGGGTCTCTTTCTCCACATCACACAGGTGGATTTGCCGCGCCGGGGCAAGGTGAAGCAGAAATACAAAAAGATTAAGACCAAGAAAGATCAGGCACGGGCCTCCGTGGGTGAGAGCATTGAGCAGCGCCCGCCGGAGGTGGAAAGCCGCGAGGAGTTCGGGCATTGGGAGGGCGACACCGTGTACAGCGGAAAGGGCAAGTGCAAGACCAGCAGCGCCCTGCTGACCCTGAATGAGCGCAAGACGCGAAAAGACATCATTATAGGAATACCGAACAGAAAGGCGGAAACCGTAGTCAAGGCGCTGGATGCGCTGGAGCGGAAATGCGGTGCCAGACGGTTCAGGGCGATCTTCAAAAGCATCACCTTTGACAACGGCTCGGAATTTTCGGCGGCGGAGGTGCTGGAGCGGAGCGCCGTCAATAAGACCATCCCGCGCACCAAGGTATACTACTGCCATCCGTATTCCTCGTGGGAACGGGGGAGCAACGAGAACGCCAACAGCATGATCAGGCGGCGGCATCCGAAAGGCACAGATTTCTCCAAGGTCAGCGCGGCGGAGATCGCGGCCACGGAGGAATGGATTAACAACTATCCTCGAAAAATCTTGGGGTACAAGAGCAGCGAGGTCATGTTCCGGGAGTGCCTGCGAGAGATCGGACTGAGCGCGTAACAGGAAGAAACAGCACAGCAGACATTCGAGGGGAGAGGGCGTGAGCAGAGCGGAACACGGAGAACTGAATAGGAAAATACACAGGCTGCCGACCATGGGATATGACGGCAGCCATGTTGGATTGTCAAAATTAGACAAAACAAGAAGTGAAAAATTGTGCGCATTTAATGCTTGACTTTTTCCGAATTCCCAGCGCCGCCGTCCCGCCCGCGCCGCTTGAAAGGTTCCGTTTCCCGCCATCGGATTTACGTAAATTTTTCTCCCGCGCCAGCAGAATCCACAATTTTCCCGTCCGCACCGCCGTTTTTTTGGCAGCGCGGCTGTGCAGGTCGCTCACCCGGCGCGGCGGGCGCGGCGGGTTTGATGTGCAGTTTGTGCAAAAATATTGGGATTTCACAAATAACAGCAGATTTGTCCAGTGGATATTTTCAGTTCCAGCCTGTAAAATGAAACTGGAAGCTGACGCAAAGTAAGTTTCTGTTACGCAACACCAAAAAATATTTTGGAGGAGGACATCACCCTATGAAGAAGAGGTTTCTTGCACTGACGCTGGCCCTCGCCATGACGTCGGCCCTGCTGGC